GAGCCTGCACCTGCGGCAACAGGCACAAGCTCGGCGGTATCAAAAGATACCGATAACATACACGTTAATGATAGCACAAAAGAACAGATTTGTCAAGCATACAAAACTGCTGATGAAGCTTGCTCAAATATACTTACTGTTTATGAGGGAATGTCAGAATGTGAGCAGAGAGCCTTTGATATCGGAGAGGCATACGGAAAAATATGCAGCACAAGGGATAAGCTCGAAAAGTTGAGAGGAGAGAACTAAAATGTCAGTAAAAATAAACTCGCTTGAATTTGAGAACGTAAAAAAGATAAAAGCCGTGCAGCTTGAGCCTGCAAAGAATGGGCTTACTGTTATCGGCGGTAAGAACAGGCAGGGCAAGACCTCTGTGCTTGATGCTATTGCTTGGGCGCTTGGCGGTGACAAGTACAAGCCGTCCTCTCCTCAGCGTGAGGGGTCTATTGTCGAGCCGCACTTGAAGATCACCCTTGACAACGGAATCGTGGTGGAGCGTTCGGGCAAGAACAGCTCTCTCAAAGTCACGGACAGCACAGGCAAAAAAGGCGGTCAGCAGCTTTTGAACAGCTTCGTTGAACAGTTCGCACTTGACCTGCCTAAGTTCATAAATCAGTCAAACAAAGAAAAAGCTTCAACTCTGCTGAAAATAATCGGCGTGGGTGATACGCTCTATCAGTTGGAACATAAGGAACATTCACTCTATGACCAGCGTACCGCTATCGGCAGGATAGCTGACCAGAAGTCTAAGTTTGCAAAGGAAATGCCTGTGTACGCAAACGTTCCTTCCGAGCCTGTTTCGGCTTCGGAGCTTATCAGACAGCAGCAGGATATACTTGCTCGCAACGGTGAAAATCAGCGTAAGCGTGATCAGAAAGAATACTACGAAAAGCAGTTGGAGATTGCTAAGTCTGCCTATGAACGTGCAAAAGCAAGCTATGAAGCGGCAGTGAACAACTTCAAGCTTGCAAGCCTTGACGCACAAGACCTTGTGGACGAAAGCACAGCGGAGCTTGAAAAGAATATCTCAGATATCGAGGAGCTGAACAAGAAGATAAGAGCAAACCTCGACAGGGAGAAAGCTGAGATAGACGCTGAGGACTACCGTTCACAGTATACATATCTCACTGAGCAGATAGAGGACGTAAGGCAGGCTAAAACTGACCTGCTGGGCAGTGCCGACCTGCCCCTTGAGGGGCTTTCAGTTGAGGACGGAGAGCTGCTGTATAACGGGCATAAGTGGGACAGTATAAGCGGTGCTGAACAGCTTATCGTCGCTACCTCTATCGTGAGAAAGCTCAATCCTGACTGCGGCTTCGTACTTTTGGACAAGCTCGAACAAATGGATACCGACACCCTTGAAGACTTCGGCAAGTGGCTCGAAGCACAGGGCTTGCAGGCGATAGCCACAAGAGTTTCCACAGGTGACGAGTGCAGTATCATTATCGAGGACGGCAGGTCAATGGACAACGAAAAGGAAGAAAACACAGAAACGAAAACTTGGAAAGCAGGTGCATTTTAATGTATGAGATAACATCAGGAGTTGTAAGCTCCGCACAGAAAGTCGTGATATATGGTCCTGAGGGCATAGGCAAATCCACCTTTGCGGCTCAGTTCCCCGACCCTGTATTTATTGATACTGAGGGCAGTACAAAGAAGCTGAACATCAGACGTTTCCCTAAGCCAACAAGCTGGGAAATGCTCAAAAATGAGGTAAAGGAGGCTATGAACGGCAGGCTCTGTAAGACCCTTGTCATTGATACATTTGATTGGGCTGAACAGCTTTGCATTGAAACGATCTGCTCGGCACATCAGAAGAAAGGCATTGAAGATTTCGGCTACGGCAATGGCTATGTTTACGAAAAAGAGGAGATAGGCAAGTTTCTTAATCTCTTGCAGGAGGTAGTTGACAGCGGTATCAACGTTGTGCTTACGGCTCACGCTCAGATGAGAAAGTTTGAACAGCCTGACGAGCTGGGTGCTTATGACCGCTGGGAACTGAAACTCGGCAAGAAAACTTCTTCTCAGATATCGCCTCTTGTGAAAGAATGGGCAGATATGGTGCTGTTTGCAAACTACAAAACATATGCAGTAGCTGTGGATAAGGATGGCAAGAAGTTCAAGGCTCAGGGCGGTGACCGTGTTATGTACACCACACATCACCCTTGCTGGGACGCTAAAAATCGTGACGGACTTCCGTCTGAAATGCCTTTTGAGTATAGTGGCATAGCTCACCTGTTTGCGTATACACAGCCTGCTGAAATGCCTAAGCCTGTGCCGATGCCAAGACGTGTGCAGGAGCAGCTTGCACAGCCGAAAGCAGCACCGCAGCCACCTCATAAGACATCAAACGCAGTGACATTGCAGCAGGCTCAGCCGACAGCTGCACCAAAGGCAGAAGAACCCCTTACAGATCTCAGCGGCTTTGAGGACGTTGCACCACCACCTATCGTTATCCCTGAGGGCATACCGAAAGCACTTGCAGACCTTATGAGAGCCAACAACGTAAGCGAATCGGATATACGTCTTGTGGTATCTCAGAGAAACTATTTCCCTTATGATACCCCTATCACAAACTATCCTGACGACTTTGTGCAGGGCTGTTTGATAGGTGCTTGGGAGCAAATGCTGCCGCTTATCAGAGAAAATCAGAAAGTACCATTTTAAAAGGAGGACAACACTATGGATAATTTTATGGAATACGGCTGGGAAGATGAGATAGTCAACGAGGGTGGGGACTTTGTCCTGCTCCCTGAGGGGGACTATGACTTCACAGTTGCAAAGTACGAACGTGCAAGACACGAGGGGTCGGCAAAAGTGCCGCCCTGCAATATGGCAAAGGTCACATTCACCATTTGGGGTGCAGAGGACAGCGTGGAGATAACAGAGAACTTCTTCCTTTGCAACAAGTTTGAGTGGAAGCTCTCAGCACTTTTCCTGGCTCTCGGGCTAAAAAAGCATGGCGAGCCGCTGAAAATGAACTGGAACGCTATCACAGGCAAAAAGGGCAAGTGTCACGTCTACGTTGACAACTACAAGAACAAGGACGGTGAGGACAGGCAGTCCAACAAGATTAAAAAGCTCTATGCCTATGACGAGAATGTTACTACCGTTCAGCCTGCTCAGACGCAGACACCACAGTATAGTCAGCCTGCTCAGACAGGTGGCTGGAAAGCCGGTGCGTTCTGATGATGAATTTAAGACCATATCAAAACGAGGCTAAGCTTGCTATACTCGAACAATGGTCTGAGGGAATAAACAAAGTCCTTGCAGTTCTGCCCACAGGAACGGGAAAGACAATACTTTTCTCGGCTGTTACGGAAGAATGTGTGCGGCAGGGTAAGCGTGTGCTTATCCTTGCCCACAGGGGCGAACTGCTCGACCAGGCGGCTGACAAGCTTATGAAGTCAACAGGGCTTGGCTGTGCCACCGAGAAAGCAGAACAAAGTTGTTTAGGCTCTTGGTATCGTGTAGTAGTAGGCTCAGTTCAGACCCTTATGCGTGAGAAAAGGCTCAAAGGCTTTTCGGAAAATTACTTTGATACCATAATAATTGACGAGGCTCATCACGCTATCTCAGACGGCTATCAGAGAGTGCTTGACCATTTTCCAAAGGCTCAGGTGCTTGGGGTGACGGCTACACCTGACAGGGGCGATATGAAGAACTTAGGCTCGGTGTTCGACAGCCTTGCATATGAATACACCCTGCCGCAGGCTATCAAAGAGGGCTATCTTTCACCTATCAAGGCTATCACCATACCGCTGAAACTTGACCTTTCGGGAGTATCAACTCAGGCAGGAGATTTCAAGGCAAGTGATATCGACACGGCACTTGACCCTTATCTTTATCAGATAGCTGATGAAATGCTCAAATACTGTAAGAAACGCAAGACAGTTGTGTTCCTGCCGCTTGTCAAGACCTCTCAGAAGTTCCGTGATATCCTTATCAGCAAAGGGTTCAACGCCGCTGAGGTCAACGGAGAAAGCACAGACAGAGCGGAGATATTAGAAGCTTTCGACAAGGGCGAATACAACGTGCTGTGCAACTCAATGCTCCTCACAGAGGGCTGGGACTGTCCGTCAGTTGACTGCGTTATCATGCTAAGACCAACAAAAGTGCGTGGACTTTACTGTCAAATGGTAGGCAGAGGCACAAGACTTTGCGAGGGAAAGACAGAGCTTTTACTGCTCGACTTTCTGTGGCACACAGAACGCCACGAGCTTTGCAGACCTGCACACCTTATCTGTCAGAATGAAGAGGTCGCCGAGAAAATGACCGAAAACCTTGCCAATGAGGCAGGTTGTGCAGTGGATATCGAAGAGGCAGAAAAACAGGCAAGCGAGGACGTTGTGGCACAGCGTGAAGAGTCTTTGGCAAAGCAGCTCAAAGAAATGAAAACACGCAAGCGAAAGCTCGTTGACCCTTTGCAGTATGAAATGTCAATACAGGCTGAGGACTTGTCCTCTTACGTTCCTGCTTTTGGCTGGGAGTGTGCTCCTGCTACCGACAAGCAGAAAGCAAAGCTTGAAAAGCTGGGCATTTTCCCTGACGATATAGACAACGCAGGCAAGGCAAAGCTTATCCTTGACCGACTTGAAAAGCGCCGCAATGCAGGACTTACCACGCCTAAGCAGATAAGGCTGCTGGAAAGCAAGGGCTTTGAACACGTTGGCTCTTGGAGCTTTGACAGTGCAAGCAAGATGATAGCCCGTATCTCTGCTAAC